ATCACTAGGTGTAGATGCGATAGCTTGCTCAGCTTCAACCATGCTCATTTCAAGATAATCCTCAAAACGAAGACGAGTTTCGTGCTCAGACTTCAAGTACCATAGGTAACCAGAAGTTCCCATTTCGCTAGTTACTTCAACCCATCCAATCTGAGCAGTATCACTACCGTTGATTGAATATTTATCTTTTAAGATAATTGGGCTGTTAGAGAACTTTTGGAATCCAGCATCAATTGATCCAGCCATTCCAGCAGTACCTTTAGCAAATTCAGAACCGTAAACAAATAGTTTAACAGCAACAGCAGCTCCAGTGCTCAAGCCAGCAGCATCTAAATCTACACCTCCGTAAGGAGCTACAGTAAATTCGTTACCATTTACGTTAATAGCAGTAACAATTGCTTTTACAGTTACAAACCCTTCAGCAATAAGAACTGTTTGACCAACGCGAACAGCGTGACCAGCTACAGTAATTACGTTAGTACCAGTGTTTGCTGTTGCAGCGTCATAAGCGATGTGCAAACGACCTTGCTCAGTCCATACAACTTCGTCAGAAGCCATTGGCATTTCGGCTCCTACCATACGTAAAAATGAAGAGATAGAACGATTTCCGTAACGTTCTACTTCTTTTTCATAAACCTCAGGTAAGAATTGCTTGGTGAAGTTGAAATCATTGCTTCCAATAGCAAGATAGTTTCCATCAAACAAGGTTTTGGTTGGTGCAGGTGTTAATCCTGCGGGGAACGCGCCCCCTGATAAAGCTCCAGCCATAATTTCTAGTCTTTAAATTTTAATTATTATTTTCGAATTTTCACTTTTAAGCGAGAAGAATCGTCGCCGGTAACAACCCTTGCTTTAAATCCCTTAGCATCGGCTACTGGCTCATGAGATTTGCGTGGATCCATATTTACATTTTTGGACCGCGCAATACTTTCTTTAAGCGCATCAGCTTTGCCTTGTTCATAAAAGTGGTTTGCAATAGCGTCGTCATTCATAGCGGTAAACAGCGATTTGTGATAACCTTTTGCATCTTTCATATTATTGTTTTCATCCAAAAACTTTTTGACGAAATTATTAATATCAGACTGCGTATTCTTTACCTGAGACGCGTCTTTAACATTAAACCGATACCTTTTATCCCCAACATTATATTCAAAACCTTTGAATTCATTTGAAAATACTTCATCAGTTCTTTTTAAGAACGTCTTTTTTTGCTGCTCAGCCGTACGAGTTATCTCCTCGTTTTCTTTATTATAGCGGTTGAAAAAGTCAACTGCTTTCTGCTGTTCTGGTGTTAACCTTGATCCAGCTTTAATTTCTTCGTAATATTTAGACTTTTGAGTTTCTAAATGTGTTTTAGCTTTTGCTACCTCTTCTTTAAAAGCCAGCTTAGCTTTACGCACTTCTCTTTCATCATCTAATTCTTCATCATATGCAAAATCCTCCATTAAAAGATCGATGTCTTCTTTGTCTAAATGAGGTTTTGTGCTTTCGTAATATTCTCTTAACAATTGTGCTTCATTAAGCTGAGAATAATCTTGATTTAAACGCACATAGTCTTCAAGAGTGCCGCCTGTGTCGTTCATAAAGTCTACAACTTTTTGAATGTTTTCAGGTAGCTCAACACCGCTTTCTTGTTGTTCCGCTATTGCTTCTTCAACTTCATCGGCTAAATCTTCTGCTTGCTCTTGTACTTCTTCTTCGGTTATTTCTTCAAGAACAGGTTGCTCTTCTGCTTGTACGGGCTCTTCAGTTTCGCTGGGCTCCCGTACTTCTTCAACCACTGCTTCGCTACTTTCTTCGTTTGCGGGTTGTTCGACAGGAACATCGCCTGCATCTGCTTCTTGCTCTGGAACGGCATCCTCTGTTTCTTGGTTAAGTTGATCTAAATTAATTCTAATAACACCGTCATCTACTTCTGGCGTTGTTTCTTCCACTTGCTGAGACGTTTCTTCAACGGCTTCAACAACCTTGTTTTCTTCTTCGTTCATGATAAAATATTATATAATTATACACTTATTTATATTACCTAGGTTCGAAGGAACCTAAGTCAAAGCCACCCAGTACATCATTGCCGGCTGACTCAAAGTTTTTTGGAGGTGTGTTATTTTGTCTTTGGTCTATAAGTTCGCTTTGGCGTGATGCTTGTTTATCTACGCGCTCATCTTTGCGGTCTTCTTTAAATCCTTCTTTACTTTTATAAACCTCAGCCTCCATATTCTTAAGCTGCATGTTCATTTCGAACTCAAGCTGCATTAATTGCTTTTTAATTTCAGCTTCTTGCATTAATTTTTGTTGTTCAAGCTGTGCTTTTGTTTGTTCCATTTGCATATTCATTTGAATAAGCGCCTGCTGTTTTTGTACCTCGGCCTGTGCTGCAACTTGTTGAGCTTGAGCATTAGCCTGCGCTTGAGCCTGTATATTTGCTTGCTGAGCCGCTTGGTCTGCTTGCAATTTCTTTTGTCTACGTATTTTAAGTAGTTGGTTAGCTAGCTTAATATTTTTAATTTCACGCAAATCAATAGCATCACCAAGTTCAATTAGCCCGCCGGATAATGCCATTTGAATGTTATTTTCAAGCAATTGCTTTTCTTCGTCGTCAGGTGCTAATTCAATAAATATACCAAAGTCATAAAGATGAAGATTAACCATTTCATCTAATGTTGCTACATTATGTGCGCCTATGCTTTGGATAAATGCATCACGCGTTGGCGAATATTCCAATATATCGGATATACGTAAGCTTAAGCATTCCGCTGTTTCTGCTGTTAAAAATAATCCAGCTTGTAGTATATGACGTGTTGCGGTATTTGAATTTGCCGCAGCCATTTTTTGAATACCAACCAAAGCATTTTTGTCAGGCATACTGCCATCGCGCGCCTCATTAAGACCCGTAACATCGCGGATCATCTGCAGGTAATAGTTATATGTGTTAATTAATGCCCCCAGCTTATTACCACCCGCTCCACTTTGTAACTCTTGAATTGGCATTTTGCCTGGATTCATATCGCCGGTTGAGGTAAATGATCTACCAATAACCGAACCTGTTTGGAAGAACATGTTTAACGCTTCCTGTGGATTATAATTTGTGCCGTTGCCTAAATCAATTTCAGCTAAGCCATCAGCGTCAAGATAAACACCGTCGGGAACCATACGAGATAGTACTTGTTGCAGCTTTAAATGAGTTAGCTGAATCATATCAGCAAAACCTTCAATACGGCTTACTAATGATTCAATACGGCCCTTGTACATGCGGGGTGCGACTAAACTATAATTCATTCGAACTTTAGTATAATCGCTTTTTGGGCGCATCATATTTTCAGCTAAGCTCCACTTAAGTAATCTATTTGTACCTAATATTAAAGCCCCTTCGTATAATACTTCTAGAGATCTTGATACTTTTTCAAAATTACCGTCTAATACATCTGTTGGAGGATTAAACTGGTCATCTTTAATTAATATTTTAGAAGCACCTGTGGCAGTTTCTTTTATTTTATATACTTCATTCATATATGTTTTATAGTTGAAGTATAATATTTGAACAGAGTTTGAGTCAATATTATTTGTCTCATCCATTGTTCTATGATAAAAATCCGTATTTTGTATTCCCTGTTTTGTTATGTTTTCTAACTCCTCGTTTGTTAAATCTGGAAATTGCTTTTTTAATTCATTAATAGGTATTGTTTTAATTTCACCTATGTAATAAATATCATCAAAATACGGAGAATCAGTATATGAGTATATAATATCAGCAGGGTCTACATATTCTACAGTAACGCCTTGGGCAGTTGAAAAATTATTTTTAACGCACGCCATACCAACTGTTACTAAATCGTATATTAACCTGCGACGGGTTAAATCATAATTATTTCCTTCTAGTATTGTGTTAATAGCTTGCTCTTGCGCTATTTCTGCGGCCTGCTTATAGCTAAGCTGCATATGCAACTCTAATTCCTCTTTCGAATCTGGTAATTCTTCTTCGGGGTTTTCAAATAAGCTTATACCGAGAGCTTCTTGTATTTGATTATTAAGCTCTTTATTTTGCATATCACGCATAATAGATTCCATATATTCAGTACGTTTGCTCATACCGTATGGATCTTGAGAAAATGCTTTAATGTCAAACATGCGGTCGGACATGCCATTTACAACTATATCTACAAACTTAGGTATAATTGGAACAGGCTTCCAGTCTAAGTTAAGATAAGATAAATCACCATTAATTGACAATTCATCTTTATACTTTTGTATTGATTGTTCACCGCGCGCATATAATCTGCGACGATGAAAAGTGTTTTGGTTATTATAATACCGATTAGTACCGGAATCCCTTTTAAACCATTCGTGCTCTATAGCTTTAGCCACCTTAAGTCCATACTCAGGTGTAATCTTTTCTAAATCACTAGCGATTTGGCTTGGAAAATAACTTTTTACAACTGGTTCAGCCATAATGCTCTATTATTTTTGATCTTCCACCGTTATTATTATACCGGCCTATATTTATATTTAACTTTTGTGTTTGTCTTTCACCAACGGGTCTGTACATGTGTCTATTACATGCCATAATTGCCAGCCCCGAACTAATTGCCGCATCAAACTTTGTTCTATTATTAATATCAAAGCGTGCCCAATCATTTAATGTTTGATTAAAATACATGCTGCCATATGTATTATCATCTTTTAATCCTATGTGTTTTTCAATATATGATTCAATTGCGGCGGCGTGTGCTTGCTTAATATCTTCACTTGAGTTTGGTATGCCACCTATTTCTTTTTCAGCTGTTGATAGCTTATTCCATATTTTGTCTGGCCTATTCATTGAATAACCACGGTAACCTCGGCGTTTTAAATAATACAACAACCTGGGTTTGTTATTTTCAGCAAGCAATGGCATTCCGTAAAACACTAACGCCATAAGTACATCTTCAAAAAACATTTCAGCTGTTTGCGGCCTTGCAATATATTCTAAAAAAAATGTATGTGCTGGTGCATCTTCCATGCTAAATGTTGTAAGTCCGTGTAATGCGCCTTTAGATCCTTGCCCGCCAACTGTACCTGATATATCATAACTATCACAGCCAAACGCGCCAATATGATCATTGCCGGGAAACTTTACGCCGTTCTTTACAACTTGTTTATTTTGTAATTCTCTTTGCGGCACCCAGCTTATATTAAATCTACCTTGCGGATTTGGTGTAAATATTACTTTTGTATCTTTTATACCATTCTCCCATTGGAAACTACCCCGGGTTATTGGTGCATTGTGTATGCTGTCGCCGTTGTAATCTATTTGTTGGTGTATTTTAACTAGGTTAAATATACTGTTCTTTGCTTCGTCTCTAAACGCATGCTCTTCAGTGCGCGGGAATTGACGATAAAATTCATTTTGTGCGTCAGGATCAGACTTTAAGCCAGCTACTTCGTTTTGCCAGTAATCAACAACTCCGACTTCTATTAGCGTTCCATCAGCTGCTTCGACTGGTTCATCTGGCGTGTCAAATACAGGTGTTCCATAAGTATCAATGAATCCTTCGTAGTTCCATTCCATAGGTATGAACAAAGAATATAATCCCGAGCGAGTCTGTCCATTGGCGTTTCGTTTAGTAACGTCTGAATCATTGTAAAGCTTTTTAAAGTTTTCTCCTCCTTTGTCTAACGCATTGCTGGTTGAGCCCATCA